AACTTATCTTCTTGGAATACTGTGAACTGAACATTTTGTAAATATCTTGTGACATTATTTTTTCTTTAATAAATCAATACCTGGCTTTAATCCATAGATAGAACCAAATATTCCTACTACTAACCATTTATAAAATTCTGGGAAATTATTAAAATATTCAAAGAACATATCTAATTTTTCTTTCGCATGAGGATCTCCAGAGAAGATAGACCAAGCAAGAATAACAATAGGTAAACATACAATGATAAGCACTAGCTCATCTTTCCAACCTTGGTTCTGATTATCCATGACTTTAGATTGGTATTCAACTTCGCCTTTGGCTACTCGTTCCATATAGTTTCGTTCAGCAAGAGCTTCTAGTCTTTTAGTTTCCTGATTATTATTAAATACCTCTACTCCTGTTTTAAGTAAGGTAGGTAGAATACTCCAAATCATTTGTTAGAACTCCTCATAATATAAGCTAGAGATTTAGCTCTGGATGGTGTTTGTTCATACCATTTAGAATCTAACATCTCTTCACTTGCCTTGGTATAATCCTGTTCTTTCAGAGCTTCAAACATTTTCTTAAATTTGGAAACTCCTGTCTTGCCTAATTGAAAACACATTTCAATAATGACACCTCTTGCAATATAATTAATAGAAAGATCTTTGCACAATTCATCTGCTCCTTCTTTGGCTTTGGCAAAATCTTCTTCAAATACTTCTTCTAAGATGGCTTCAGGATAAGTAACTCCAGAAACAAATCTATCTTCTGATGTAACTAGATGACCCCAACCCACAGTAGCAAAACCTAGATGATCGTAGTACACAGTATCTCGGAAACCTTCATGTTCCTTAATTCTGTATTTTAACTCTTCCATCCTCATAGACATATAATATTTTTACATTTAAGTCTTTTTGTTTTTTATTGGCACATCTATTGATTCTAGTACCTTCTCTGCAGCCATAGCTTCTGTTCTTTCTGAAAGACACAGATTTAACATCATAGTTAATATACTCTTTTGTTTTCACATTAAAAGTAACAATATCTATAGGACCAACTCCATGGATAGCTTGAAATACAATAGTATCAGGGAGTCTAGCAAGGTAGGTAAGAGCTACTAACTCTGATACAATTCCTTTATTGTGTTTATCATTAATAGCCATAACACTATATAGTTGTATAGCTATATGTAGTGTATGTGTAAATAGATACTACTAGATATTGTTAGCTGTAATTTGCTTGTGTACAAGTAAAAGAAAAGAATACCTTGGCATCATTAACAGTTGCTTCATCCATAGTATTTAGTATCTCTATAGCTTTCTTATATCCTGATACTGCACATTGTTTATGACTAGAGTAGGAAACAGGATCTTGTATTCCTTCTCCACATTGTCCAGCAATTATAGAACAAGCATACATAACTAACATAAACTTCATGTTAGATACTATGACAGAATAAAACTATTTGTCTAAATATTTTTTAAAATCAGAGAACCAATCTTTGTAGAACTTCATTACATCTGCATTGATCTTTTCTACAGACTCTTTCCATTCCGCATAAGTTGGAAACTTAAAAGGATTATTAAACATAACTTAACCACTCCATTTCTTCGTTGTTGTAAGGTAACATATAGGTGCATATAATGTTGCACCGCAATATAGTCAAGGGTTAGTTTTTAAAATAAGATAAAGCCGCAGCTATAATACCAGAGATAGCAATCAATAACCAAATAGCACCTTTGCCTTTATTAATATCAGCTCTTAGTTGCTTTTGTTCTTCCTTAAGCTCTTTAATCTCTCTGCAGATATATTCCAGTTTTACCTCTGTAGAAGATTGCTTAGGCATAGAATGAAACTACTGGTGGTATTATAAATATAACTTTTCTCATATAATTTGCTTGTATCAATTATTGTGTATTGAGCAATAGTTTATTTTTTATTATTAAAGTATTCTATACATTCTGCAATAGTTTGTTGTCTAATATATTCATCTCTAATCTCTTGTGATGTAGGTTGTGGGTATATGCTATCCCATCTATCTATTATAAACTCACCAGCAGAATTTAAATCATAACTAGCTTCTGGAACTAATGATTTCATTACAGTATTGATACCCCAAGCAAAACCATTCTCATTTGAGAACATTTCTATCGTTGCTTTTACAGATAATTTTCTAACCATTATACTAAATCCCAAGTTTGATTTTGTTCGTTCCAATTATAATAATTATTGTTATTAATTTGTTCTTGTGTCAATGTTGGTTTAGCAACAGGTGCTTCCCAACAACAAGTATCTTCATTTAATACCCAACTTGCGTATGGTTTTTTAGGAATAAAAGCATCTCTATCTTCATCATAAGTATAACCTATTCCTGCGTGATTTTTTCTTAAAGGTGTTCCACCATTGTCATGCAATCCACCATGTGTGTTATAAGATGTTTGTTTCCATACAGGATAACCTGTTAATTTAGTTAAAAAATCTATTCCAATAGCTTCTTGTTCAATTCCATTACTGTCATGCAATACTTCATTAGCTACAGAAAGAACTTCTATTACTTTATTGTTTAAACCTATTTTTGCAAAACTAGCCATTATGCTGTGTAACTCCCTGAACCATTAAATTGTAAAATTGTATTTGAGCCTGATGTTGTAATTGTAGGAGATCCACTTGATGTTCCTGAATATGAAGCAGTCGGAACACTTAATATAACAACTCCTTTTCCACCAGCACCAGATGCTGAAGCATTATAAGCATGATTTCCACCTCCACCACCACCAGTATTAGCTGTTCCAGCTACTGCAGCAGTTGATCCAGTTTCTTGCGCTCCTCTACCACCACCGCCAGTTCCTCCAGATCCACCAGTAGTTGGAGAACCAACTGAATTTCTAACACCACCACCACCTCCTCCAGCATAAGTAACTGAAGAACCTGTTATAGAAGAAGCTGTTCCATTTCCACCACTACCACCTAAATCTGTTGAACCAGTACCACCTGTAGCACCAGAGCCACCACCTCCTCCACCTGCATAAACGTTCCCTGATTGAAAACCATTTCCTCCTGAATTTCCTTGACTAGGAGATGTGCTTGGAGTGTTTCCTGATGCACCAGTAGTATTTGATGAAGAACCACCTCCACCAGAACCACCAGCAGTAGCATTACCTGTACCACCACCATTACCACCACCAGCACTTGTTATTGTTGTTAAACCTGAACCTGAAATTGAAGAATTTGAACCTGAATTATTTCCCGAAGCACCACCATCACCAACTGTGACTGTAATTACTGTTCCTACTAAAACTGTTTGAGTAGATGTTCTAAAACCACCAGCACCACCTCCACCTCCTCCTCCTGAACTAGTGTCTGATTGTCCACCAGCTGCACCTCCTGCTACTACTAAAAAATCTACTGAATAAATTGGTGGATTGTCTGTTAAAGATGGAGATGTTCCTTCATTAACTCCTGAATAAGCTAACCAACCTTGTGTTGAATCTATATAAACTAATCTTGTAGCTTCTCTATCTGTTGTAAGTTTAACATCATTATCAGAACTATTTATTTTTAATGTTGATGTAATAACAAGATTGTTTGTAGCAAAAGTTCCTGCATAATCTACTAAAATAACCTCATCTCCAGCACTTGGTGATGCAGGTAATGTTACTGTAAATCCAGCTGATGTTGTATTTAAAAAATATCCTTTATTAACAGTTGCAGTAAATCCTGTAGTTTTAACAGTTGTGTCCCAATCAGCAGTTCCATCTGATGTTAATGTTGCAAAAGATAAATTACCAGAACCATCTGTTTTTAATACTTGATCTGCTGTTCCATCAGCATTAGGAAATTTAATTCCATCTAATACTAAATTACCAGAACCTTTAGGAGTTAATTTTAAATCTATATTTGTATCATCTCCAGTAGCTGCTATTTCTGGTGCAGTAGTAGTAGCTGCATTTGTTACTGTAATTTCATTAACAGCACTAGCTGTTTCTGCAAATTTAACTAATTCTAATGTACCATCACCAATAGCTTGACCATTGACATCTAGCATACCACCTAATTGTGGTGAACCATCTTGTACTACATCTGTAATACCACCTGAAGTAACAGCTATCCAAACAGAACCATCGTAGTATTTTAAATTACCTGCGGATGTATTGTAGTATAAGTCTCCAGCATTTAATGGATCACCATCATTGTCTGTAGATGGATCTGATGCTTTAGCACCAAGATAGACATCATCAAAGTTATCTGCACTTGCCGCAGCTGCTGCTGCTGAAGCTGCCGCTGCTGTAGCACTATTAGAAGCATTAGTAGCTTGCGTGGTTGCTGTGCTTGCAGAACTAGCTGCATTACTTTCTGATGTCGCTGCATTAGATGCAGATGTACTAGCATTAGATGCTTGTGTAGTCGCAATACCAGCTTGTGTTGTTGCAGTCGTTGCTGAACCAGAAGCAGATGTTGCAGAGTTTGCAGCATTGGTTGCCTGTGTGGTTGCAGTAGAAGCTGAGGAAGCTGCCGATGTAGCAGATCCAGCCGCTGCTGTTGCCTGGGTAGTAGCTGTTGTTGCAGAATTAGAAGCGGATGTAGCTGAATTAGCAGCGTTAGTTGCTGATGTAGAAGCGTTACTTTCTGATGTAGCAGCATTGCTTTCTGAAGTTGCTGCAGTAGAAGCACTATTAGCAGATGCAGTTGCTGAATTTGCTGCGTTAGTAGCAGATGTTGCTGCGGCACTAGCCGAAGCTGTAGCAGAAGCTGCGTCTACCAATAAATCCCATTTAGCAATATCTGCATTAGAACTCAAAGGAGTTGTTCCAGAAGAAGTGTGACCTGTGTTACATAAATAAATATTATTGTTAGAAGAATCTTTTACAATATCACGAGCAGCATAAGTAGTTCCTGCTGACCAAGTTCCTTGATAAGTACCAACCTCTTGAGAAACAACTAGCTCACCATTAGAATCAAAAGATAAAAACTTTCCAGCTCTTGCAGATGCACCTATAGTAAATTCTGTAGATGTCATTGTGTTGGTTCTGGATAGTTTAATAGATCGTGTGACTTCTTCTTGTACTTGTTGCAAAGTCATCATTGCTCTGTCCAATCCCTCTTCGTGTGATTCCGCAGGGAAAGGATCGTTAGCTATATAATCAATAGCTTGCGTTTGCGGAACAGCTCTTCTTAACACTACAGTTTCTCCAGATGCTGGAATATTTCCTGCAGTAAAGATAACAGAACCACCTGATGCTGATCCAGCACCAGTAACAGTATAATGCGTAGTTAAAGTTTTAACAGTTTCTGTGGCAGTTGTATTATTTCTAATAATGACCTGTAAATCAGAGTCTGCAAATATCTTAAAGGTATAACTAAAGGTGGTAGTAGAGCCATCTCCGTTATAGGAATTTTTAACTGTTGTTGATGATATTGTCATATCTTAAAATCCTTTAAACATTGATGATGGATTTGTAAACAAAAATTCTTGTCCTTGTTCTTTTCTCATCTTTCTCTCAATTCTTCTAAGAACTCCTGGAGATAAAGATTCCATCATTTGATAACCTATAATATAATCAAAGGCACTCTTCAAGTAAAACAAATTTAAAAATGGTATATTTCCAGTAACTGTTTTATAAGATTGTTTTAAGGCAGCGTCTTTTTTGCCTTGTATTCCCCATTGAATTGCTTGTATTACTTCAGCAGCAGTACCAGGAACAGGTCCTGCTAATCTTCCTATAAAATCCATAGCACCTTTAGTCTCTGTAAACAGAAAGTCTCCATAGATACCTAAACCACCACCTTGTAAAGCTGCTGCAAAAAAAGTTTTTAATTTAGTTGGATCTCTTGGTGTTTTTCCTTTTAATAAATCTTTTGCTGTCATAGAAACATAACCTAATAAAATACTTGTTGCTACAATAGATCCTATGCCAAATGCTCCTCTAGCTGCATTTTTTGATTTAAAAAAAGATATTTCTCTTCCAAGAGCTTTTTGAACAATAGCAATAGGAAATGCTTTAAATTGTGCAAAAAATCTTATTGCTTCTCCAATAGGAGTTCCAGCTAAAGTTCCTTGTGTTAAAGACGCTTGTGTTCTAGCATCTGCTTCAATAACAGAATATAAAGAACGATCTAAAAATATTCCTGATATAGAAGTTTTTAAATTCTCTCTTGCAATTTGTATTTGTCTTTTAGTAGGATTTTTTAAATCCATAGTGCTAATAATTTCTTTGTCAGAAAGTTTTTCTATATTTCTTACAGAAAAAAATTCAGTTCCGTCATCTGCTTTTTCTACATCCATTTTACGAAGAATGTTCCATAAGTTTTCGTCTACATTAAATTGCTGCATTAACATTCTTAATCTTTCATTGAGATTTGTAAAAGATACATTTCTATTTTTAGCAATGTAATTTGACAAACCTAACATAGAACCTTCTTTTAAAGAATTAGTCCACCAATTAAGTAAATTGTATTTAAAAAAAGTTCTTTGTATTTTAGTAAATCTTTTGTTTAAATTATCACCAATGGAGTATCTTGCAGATAAATCATATATTAAATTATCAGCAATAAATCCTAATTGTCTTGCAATTTCTTGTTTTTTACCAGAAGTTTTTATTTTTCCTAAAGATCCAAACGCTTCAAATATTCCTCCAAAAAAACTTCTTCCTTGATATTTTACTTCTGAAGCATATAAACCAACATCTGACATTGCGGATATAGCAGCAAAACCAAGTTTAGACATAGCAGCAATAGAACGAGTAATTGCAGACCATTTTGCTACAGTAAAATTTTCTACTCCATAAATTCTTCCGTCTACCACCATTAAATATTTTTCAAATTTATTTCCACTTATAGATTCTGTAGACTTACCCATTTTAGCAAGTCTATTTTGAACAATGGATTGTATTCTTGAAAAGTTTTCTGATGGTTTTGTTCCTAAAGTATCTAATATTCCTAATGTTCTACCAGCAATATTAATTCCACCAAAAAATGTTTCTTTTAAATTTCCTGTTCCAAATTTTTGATTATATTCAAACCAAGCATCTGAATTTACAAAGTGAAGAACTCTTTTTGCATTTCTAGCTTTAGTTATATCTCTTGATCCATAAGCTCCTGCAACTCCATCTGCTGAACCATAATCATTTCTAATAATAGATGCGTAAACAAAATTTAAAAATTCATCTCTATCTTCAACATCTGCAAAAGTTCTTTCATCTAAAACACCATCTCGCAAAATATATTCTTTCCATGCCTCTCTATTTACATCAAAATTTTTATCTTTACCTGTAGTATCTACTGTTTTCCCTAAAACTCTTGCTGCATCTCTAACTTTGTAAGCGTCATGTGTTTGTCTAACTATCCATCCAAATAATTTTGGTATATTTGCTCCACGATTATTCATTTGCTTTCTTATCATTTCAGAATAATTTTCCATTATTTCTGCAATTTTTTTAATTTCTGGTATTGTTTCTGTAACTGGCTCTCCTTTACTTATTTGTTCCATTGCTCTTGCTATTTTTCTATCAATAGCTTCTGTAGTATTTGCAAAAAAGCTATCTAAATTAGCGTCTTTTAGTTTTTGATCAAAACCAGCTAATAACTGTCTATAAGTAGAAAATTGTTTTAAAGCTACAGATTCTCTTGCTCCTATTTTTTGATCATTACTTCCAACTAATATAGCAATTAAACCCTCTTCTGGATTTTCTGGAAACTCTCTCAAAACATAATCAACATAATTTCTTATCTTAATTTCATTTTCCAAAGCATTTCTTTTTTTAATTTGCTTGTCTACTTTCTTTTTTTCTAAAATGGTTTTTGCTATAGAGTCTGCATTGACGCTATCTAAACTTGAAATCTTTAATTCTCCCTGAGCTTTTTTTATTTCTGTTAATATTTCGTCTGCCTTAGTAGAAGAAATAGATGATTTATCTAAAAGATTTTTTACTCTTATAAAACATTTATCTTGTGCCATAATTATCTTCCATTAATACAATTAATACCATCTATAATAGCATCTTGTATTTCTTTTTCTTTAGTGTTTAATTCATCAATCTCTTTTTGAGATGATACTAATTCATCACTATCTTTTATTTCTAATATTTCTTGTTTAGATTTTTGTTCTTCTAGTTGTCTTTGAATTGTTTGATTTTCAGAATCTAAATTTTTATAATTAATTTCAATGTCTTTAGTATTTGCTTCTACATTATCTAAGTCCATTTGATCTGATGATCTTGAAACCTTATTGGCTGTTAATGGCTCTGTTATAATTTCATCAGAGTTTCTCAATTCAGGATCTAATTGAGCTACTTGCCTAACTTCTACTGGTTGTTCAGAAACAATATCTCCTATTGCCTTAGCTAATAATGCCTCTCTTGTTTGTGGATCTGTTTTTTCTAATTTCATCATAATATCTGAATTTTCTGGATAATATAATTTATACAAATTTATCTCTGGTTCTTCTGTACTATCTATTCCTAAATTCTTTCTTGCTTCTCTTACTTTTTTTCTAAAATCTCTTATTGTTTTTAAATCTTTTAATTTTCCAGCACCAACATGAAGTCCACCACCAAAGATAGTTCCAAAAGTTACATTTAAAAAACTATCCATTAAACCATAATCCGCTTTTTCTCTTTGAGCTGCAGTATAAATAATTGGTTCAACAATAGCAGTACCAATAGCACCTTCTACTGCACCAGTAATTCCTCTAGCTGCTGTAAACGATCCTGTTCTTGCCAACAAAGATGCAAATCTAGCTTCACCAACTACAGGAATAAAAGCAGCACCGATGTTAATAGGATCTAAAACACTAATACCTAATCCAACTGCAAACTTAGCAACCCCTGGCAATATTCCTTCTGGTCCACGAGAAATTATATCTCTTCTTTTTCTTTCCTCTATTTTTCTTTGAACAATAATGTCTACAACAGATTGTGGCTGATCTTCTTTAAATACAAGATCTAATTCTTTATATTGATTGTTAAGAATATCCCTTGAAACAACAGGATCATCTTTTGATTCAATTCTTGTAGATTCTAATTCATATAGTCTAGCAATAGAAGATAGTGGATTAAATTTCCAAGTATCTTCTGCTACTGTAGATAAGGTTTTTCCAATTCCTACTGCATATTGATCATATCCAGTTTCTGAAAAATTTTCCGCAGTATCTAACCCAAATCCAATGTTAGCCATTATTTATTTAATTTGTACAAACCTTCATTTGCAGTTCTTCTTCCTATCATAGTTGTTTCAACAGATGGTTGTACTATAGATGGTTTTGCTTCACCATAAGAACCAAAAGCTCCAAACTGTTGAGCTTTTAATTTAATATCTGTATCTATTTCAATATCTGTAGTAGGAATTTTATAAGATGTATCATTAAAATCTATTCTAAGATTTTCTCCATTTGCATTTTCAATTAATCCAATAGAACCATCTCTTAATTTAATTCCAAAGACAATTCCTTTTCCATCTTCTGTATTAACCCATAAACCATTATTTTTCATCTGATAATCAAGTTCATCTATCAAATCTTGAATTGGAGCTTTAGGATCTTTAGATTTTACCAAAACAGGTTTAAAATCATTTAAATAAAAATCTTTAATAAGTGCAGCTTTTTCTTGTATTTTATCAATATTATTTTTTCCTAATCTTTCTCCATTGTATATTTTTGGTATAAAATAAGTGTCTGCAATTTCATAATTATCTAAAATTAAATTTGCTGCATTGTTAATAGCTTGATCTTTATTTTTACCAGTTAAGATTTCATTTAAAGCATAATAGGATAAAGTGTTTTTCATTTTAGATAATTTTTCTGCTGCAATGCTAGTATTATATTGATTTCCTATCATAATATTTTTTTCAAAATCTTTTATTTTTTCTTGCAATGATTCATTAATATCTGTTTGAATATTTATTCCTTTATCTTTAGCAAATTGTTTTAATACTTTTTGCTTCTCTTCTGTGTCAAAACTAATTAATTTTTTAGCTATAGTTTTATTTCCTAAGTAGGAAGAAAACTCAGCACTAAAAGGAAGTCCATCTTTAGATAATTGGTTTAAAGCATTAGAATAGTATTCTCCATAATCTTTTTGTAATTTTTCTAACCAAGCCAATCTTCCATCTTCATTAGAAGATAGATACTTGGCAACAATATCTTCTGATTCTGATTTAGATATTACTTTAATTCTTGTTTTTAATTGTTTCATTCTAATCTGTTCTTGAACAATAGTATTAATTAAAGCAGTTTTCTTTTTACTTTGTAATTCTGGATCTTGTTCTAATCTATAGTCATCAGTAGCTTGTTTAACTTTATCGTTGGTAGAATATAAAAAAGCAACAGGATCTTTTTCCATATATTCTTGTTTTTTTTGTACCGCATTAATTAAAACATCTTTTTTCTTTTTATCTAAAATATATGACTTATCTTTTAATTGTGTTTCTTTAACAATTTCATTTTCACTTCCAATTTCAGAATTGTTTATTTTTTGTATATCAATATATGTTTGTTTAATAATAGAATATCTTTCATTAAAATCTTCATATTCTTTTTTATCTAAAATTTCTTTTGCAAATTTTTGATCAAATTCAATTATTTTTCCATCTGCTCCAGCAGCTAAAACATTTTTTATTTCATCTCTTATTATAGGCTTTGCTTCTGATAATGATTCTGATTGTAATTGCAATCTCGCTTTTAATGGTAAATTAATATATTTATTTGGATTAGTAATATCTAAATATGCTTGTTTTGGGTCTGATTGTATTTGTCTTTTTGCCTTAAAGTAATCAATTTTACCAGGTATAGCAGCTATATTTTTTTCTTTAGTATCAATATCTTGAAAAGTATCATCTAATTCTAATTGAGTTAAATCATTAATCATTGTTTGTTCTGCTAATGGATTTTTTCCAAATAAACCCTCTGTTAAAATTCTTTCTTGTTTTGTTAATTTATTATTTGCATAAGACTCAACTACATTTTTATAAACAGCATTATCAACTTTAATAATTTGTTTTTGTTCTTCTTTTAAATAATTATTATCAAATATAGATCTTACTTGTGAACTAGATGCTTTTGCTCCATAAGCATCTCTAATTCTTTTGCTTTCATTTATTAAAAAAGTATTTGCTTGTTCTTTGTTTTTTAATTTAGATGCTTGTTGCACAGCAGTATTTAATTCAAGAACAGATTGATTTTCTAATTCAAGAGCTTCGTTTTTAGATTGGTTTAACATCTCTGTTGCAGCGTAATTCATTAATGTCTTTACTAAAGGAGCAGCAGCAGTTCCTATATTTTGAGATGGAGATATTTGAATATTACTTCTAACATCACCAACTTCTGCTGTTGGTCTGGCTTGCGTTGTAAATGTAGGTATCTTTGGCATTATGTTTTCATACTTCCTGATGATAATAAACTAGATCCAAAAGAAGATGCTAGTTGAAGTTGTTGAGTTGTTGCTTGTTGCTTTGCCATAGTTCCTTGTATTCTTGAAAAAGCAGCGTCATTAAGTTTTTGTGATTTATTTATTTTAGCATTATAAGTTGTAATATTTCTTTGCAACTGTGCCTCTTCAGCATTTGCTCTAGCAATTCTTAAAGAAGTTCCTTCATAACCAACACCAGATTTTGCTGAAGCCACTCTTTCTGATCCAACTAATTTTACATACTCTTTATCAAATTGAGCCAAATCAAATTCTAATTGTTTGTCTATTTGTTCAGCTTCTTTTTCTGCAATCTGTGCATTACGATTTGCAACAGCTTGATTAAATTTACCAGCAGCACCAGCTTGTTGAATACCAGCAACTGTTGTAACTGCTGAAATTCCAACAGCAGCTTGACCAATAGCAGGAAGAGCAGCAAACCAACCCATTAGAATAACCTCGCAAATCTATAATGGTCAGTACCATCAAAACCATATTGTTTCATTAAACCCTCATTCTCTAAACCTAGCCACTTAGC